GGGCGCCGGCAGCGCAGTCGCGGTGATCGTGCGCCGCTGCGCGCTCGTGTCGCTGATCGCCGTCTCGCCGCGATCGGTGACGTAGGTCTGGCCGTACGTGAACGTGCCGATCTGCCGGCCCACGCCCGCCGCGATCGTCGGGTTGATCCCCGTCTGCGGCGCCGTGACGACGCCCGTCACGCCGTTCGACGGCGGGCCGGGCGCTGTCTCGCCGGCCGGGCTCTTGAAGGTCACGCGATAGTCGACGAGGCCGACGACGTTGCCGCTGCCGGGCGCCAGCGCCGCGTTCGGGGCGCCGATCGCGACTGTGACGCCTTGCACTTCGGCGACGCCGCCGCCAGCGTAGGCGTAGGCAAACCCGAGGAGCTGCCCCGCGGCGCGGCCGTAGACCGTGGGCGCGCTGATCTGCCCAAGGAACGGCCCGACGTCATCGACCGGCACGAGCGTATCGCCCGCGGCGACGGCGACGGTCGATCGCACCCCTTGCCCCGACACCCAGACTTCGGTACGGATCTGCGTCAGGTCGTACGCGCGACTGAGCGACTGCACGTGTGCGGCACCGTCGACGATCGGGTCGGGGAGGTCGACGGGCTCGGTAATGTAGAAGTGCAGATCGGCGAACGGATCGATGTACCAGTAGGCGCCGATCAATTGCGCGAGCCGCGCGAGCACGCGGGAGATCGGCTCCCAGTCGAAGTCGATCGCGGCGATCGCCGGCAGGTTCGACTCGACGTGGTCATGCGTGATCGTGCTGGTGGAAAACGTCGCCAGCATTTGGAGGATGGTCGTCGACACCGACTGCGCCGGGTAGTGCGCGTGCACGAGGCGCCGATCGAGCAGGCGGGTGTAATCGACGGCCTCGCACTGATAGGCGATGTTCTTGGGTTTCTGCCCCTCGTATATTTGCGTGACTTGTGTCAGGTGCCCGCCGAATTCGCGGTGGGTCGGCGTGCCGATCGTGATGATCAGCTCTTCGCCGACGTGCGGCGTGAAGCCGTGGCAGACGAACGTCGCGAGGTCGGGGGCTTCGTCGAGGTTATCGGTGACGGTGAGCGACGCCGGCCGGATCTGGTGCCCACGCTGGACACCGTTGATCGTGATGCCGGCCGCCGTGAGGTCGATACTGAGGGCGGCCGTGCCCTGCGAGAATGTGATCGCGCACGCCGTCGCGTCGAGATAGATCGTGACGCCCGAGGGATCGACGGTCGGGGCGGGCGCGCTGAGCGTGATCGTCGGCGGCGGCGTGCCCGCGTCGATCACGCGATCGAGTGCTGCCGCGGGCGCGGTCAGCGTGATCGCGGGCGTCGTCGCGTCGAGCGTGACATCGGCGCCACCGGTCACGTCGAGGACCGGCAGCGGCGCGGTGAGCGTCAGGAGCGCGGCGGCCGTCGAGATGATGCCGGCTTGTCGCGCGTTGAAGAGCAGCAGCAGCACGCGCCGTCACGACTTCGTGTAATACCAGCGCCCGCTCACTTGCGCGGCCACCGAGAGGTTGAGCTGCAAAGCGTTGCCGGCCGACGTCACAAACCACGGCTCCGCGTCGAGATCGAGCACAAACGATCCGTTCTTTTTGATCGTGATCGCCGGGTGCAGATCGGTCGTGCCGTCGCGAAACTTGATCGCGACGTCGCCGCCCTCGGCGGTGAGAAACACTTTCCAGAGCCGGATCGTCTGGCCCGTTGTGCCGGCGAGCAGTTGGGTATCGCCGGCCGCGCTGACATTGATCGGCGCGGCGCCACAGCGCGGCGTCGTCGTCAGCAGCGCCGCGGCCTGCGTTGGCAGCGGGTTCGTCGCCGACACCATGATGCCGATGCCGTCGTCGCCAAACAGCAATTTAATGAGCTGCGCCTGTCGCCCGCCGGGTAGTTCGTCGGTCGCGACGGGGACGCCGCCATCAGCGGGGAGGACGGGGATGTCGTCGGCCATGCCAGATCTCTCCGATCGGGTTAGAAGGACAGTTTGCGCGACCGGTTGATGCCGTTCTGGAGCGCGTCGCTCACGGCGACACGGAGCTGCTCGCGCGCGGTCGGATCGTTCGTCAGCAGCAGGCCGTTCATGTTGATCGTGACGTCCGACGAGGCCGGCCCCGCGGGCCGCAACGGCTCCGACACCGGTTGCTTCGTCCACTCGATGCGTTGAATGTGCATCAACGCGTCGCGCAGACTGGCCGTGTAGACGTTCCAGTCGATCTGGCCGGCCGGCACTTGCGTGCTCATGGTGCCTTGGCCCTTCGTGACGGCGTCCATCGCCTCGCTCCACGTGAGCGCCTGTTTTTTGACCGAGTCGGTCACCATGTCGATCGCCTTTTTCGACTTGTCGGCGTTCTGTTCCATCCCCGTGCCCCACGCATCCGCGGCGGCGCGCGCGGCCTTCGCTTGCTCGCCGAACTTCGCGATCGTCTCGGTCGAATACTGATCGAGGTTGCCGAGCGCGACCTGATACGTGTTTTCCGCTTTCGTCGCCGCTTGTTCGAGCGCGGTGCGCGACGCCGCGCCGAGCGCCTGCCAGTCGACGAGGATCGCGTCGGTCTTGGCTTTCGCGGTCGCTTCGAGCGCGTCGTAAAACTCTTTCGTGTCGGCGCCGGCCTTCTGCATTTTCGCGGCGAGATCATCCGCCCAGCGTTTGACCTGCGCGATCTGCACGTCAGTCGCCGTGCCGCCCTGCGCGACGCGCAGCGTGTTGTATTCGTCCCAGAGCTTCGTCGTTTCGAGGATGGCTTGATCGGCTTTCTTCTGCTGCTCGACTTCGTCCTTGATCGAGGCTTGCAGGGCTTTGACTTGCGTCGCGCTGAGTTTGTAGACCTCGGCGAGTGACTGCACGTTGGCGCCCGCGCGGAGGTACCATTGCGCCGCCTCGACGATCGTCCCGTTCATGTTCGCGAGCGTGTCTCTCCAATTGATGCCCACGGTCGCGAGATCCGCGAGCGCTTCTTTCAGTTTCTTTTTCTCGGCCACCTCTTCGCGCGTCGGCTTGAGGGCCTCGTTTTCCGCGTCACCGTACGCCGTCGCGGCGCTGGCGGCTGCGCGGTGCGCCGCGGCGCCCTCGTTTTGCGCGTCCGCGAGCCCGTGGCTCGCTGCCTGCGCCGCGACCATCTTGGCGCGGATGCCGTCGAGGGCGCTCTGCATCTGGTTCGCGCCCTCTGTCACCGACGCGCGCGCGGCGACGAGATCGTCGAACGCCTTGCCGCTCTCCACGAACTGCGCGGTCATGTCGTCGATATTTTTTTGGATCCGTTTGATGTCGGCTTCCCCGCTCGTGCCCGGCGTCATGGCCGCCCACGCCTTCGTCGCCGCGAGCGTCACCTTTTCAAAGCCGACCCCGAGGATGTCGAGGCCCTGCACGGTGCGCAAGAGCACTTCGCGCACATCGTTCCACTCGTTGATCATGCTGGCGCCGACGTCGACCGTCGTCTTCCCGAGATCGATCGTGGCGATCGCCATGTTCTCGACGACGGCCGTAATCGCGGCGATCAGCGCCTTGTGATCGGTGCCGAAGGCGTCCGTAAACGCTTTCCCGACCGCGTCTATCCCCGCGATCAGCACAGACGACGACGAGATCGACTCGCCGAGTTCCCCGCGAAAGTTCTGCCACGCGGTCTGCGCCTGCGCGACCTTATCGGCGAGGCCCTCGGTCACCTCGCCGACGCGCGCCGTCCCCTGCGCGACCGCGTCGAGGACGCCGAGACGGTCGGCCAAGATCTTCTGCCCGGACTGGAGCTGCTCGCGGACGCCGCCGAGCGTCTTCGCGTACTTGTCCTCGGCTTTTTCCAGATCCACCTTGCCGGTCAGATAGGCGACGCCTTTGGCAGACCCCTTCACCATCGACTCGGTGACGGCGTCGAGCGCCTCGGCGACGGCGATCCCCTTCTGGTGCGCGAGCGCGAACGCGCCTGCCGCGAGCGTCGTGAACTGATCGCCGGTCAGCTTGACGCCCGCCGTGAGCAGCGCGTTGGACGCTTTCATCAGGTCGAAGTCGCTGACCGTGTTGTGCGTGGCATCGCGGAGTTTGCCGAGCAGGGCATCGCCGAGCTGGCCGACGCTCTCCGTCATCCGGTCGAACGCCTGCGCGACTTCCGCCTCGTGCGCGCCTTCGAGGACCAGCTCGCCGAATGCCTTCGCCGCTTCGATCACAAGGTCAAAGGCTTTTTTGAGCCCTTCGAGCGCAGCCTCGGCCGTGAAATAGCCGGCCGCCGACGCGCCGATCTCCGTCGTCAGTCGCGCGAACGCCGACTCGGTTTCTGTCGCCGACGCGGCGAGTTTGTCCATGCTTTCCGGCACGGCCATCCCGAGCGCGCGCATTTTCGCGGCGGCCTCGGCGGCCTTGTTGCCGGCCTTTTCCAGTTCGTCTTGCGTGAGCTTCGACGCACCGCCGATCCGGTCGATCGCTTCGACCATGAGCGTCGCGTCGCTGATCACCTTCCGGCCGCTGAAGGAGTCGACCATCCGGGTGAGCGACTTTTCCACGCTCGACGCACCCGTCTCGAACGACCGCAGCTCCACCTCCGCCTGTTGGACGGCGCGGTTGAAGTCGTCGAAGTCGGCGACGAATTTTCCGGTGATCGGCATGAGCGGGTTACTCGCGCTCGCGCGCGCGGTCTTCTTCGAGCAGCAATTCGATCAGCGCGTCGTAATCGTCAAGGGTCAGTTCACGGACCCACTCGACACGCCAGCCGCAGCGGAGCGCGACGGTGAGGTCGTGCCGTCGTCGCGCGACTCGCCACTCACTTTTTTTTCCTGTGTGCGCTCGGCCGTCATGGCCGCGTCGTGGTCCGTGATCGCGGTCTGCACCTCGCGGAAGCTCGCCGCGTCGAGGTTGTCGAGCGTCGCGAGCAGCTCGTCGCGCGAGACGCCCCGGATGTTGACGACGGCGCCGTGCTCGTCGACGAGGTTCCAGTCGACGAGATACGCGACGACGATCGCGCGACTGACTTCCAGCGGGTTCACGTGCGCCTTGCCGTCGCTGCCCTCGACATAGATCCGCGCGTAGACGGCATGTTGCTCGCCGGCCGTGAGCCGATCTTTGACGATGATCCAGTCGCCGTCGGACAGGTCGAGCCGTCGCGTCTCCGGGCGCACGAACCGTGATCGCCGCGTGGGAAGGGCCATCTCAATACTCCGGCGCCCCGAGCGTCGCGACGAGCGACGCCGCGGTGACGCGCACACTGAGCACGGGAAAACACCAGCGGCCGATACGCCCCTCGCGCACGGCCGTGAAGACGAGCGGATGCTGCCGGAGCTGGAACGCGTCGGCGTGATCGACCTGCGCCGTCAACGTCCACGGCGGTTGGTTCGGCGCCGGATCCTCGACGCGCGCGACCGTCCACGCGCGCAGCACGGCCGCTTCGCGATAGCCCCAGAGGATCGCGGCGGCCGGGCCACGCAACGTCAGACGGCGGAACATGCGCGCGCCGGCTGCTCTTTACGTGTGGGCAAACACCCATGGCCCCGCGGCCATGAACGTGCCGGTGACCTTCGGCGCGTCCTTGACGCCCGTGTCGATCTCGCCGTCGAGATACGCGAGGCCGCTCCACTTGAAGCCGGCTTCCGTGCTGTTCGGCGTCAGTTCCAACGTGCCGGGCGTGGGCGAGTCGACCGCCTCGAAGAGCGCCAGCTCGGTGGAATTCCAGAACCCCGCGAACGTCCCGGTCACGTCTTTCAAGCCGGGGACGTACACCTT